ACTGGCCGTACTCCGAATCGAGTTATCCCCAGTTTTATCCACAGGAATCAGCCAGTTATCCACCGTTCTTGACTGGTTATCCACAGAGTGAGCGGGAGGTCCCCCCATGGCTGGTGCCCGCGGTCCTCTTCGTTTGGTGGCGTCCACGACGGTCAAGCAGGTGGCTGATGGATCCGCCGCTGCCGATGTTCCCGCTGTCGCACCACTCAAGCCGGAGTCGGTGGCGGCCAACGACGTGCTGTCGGCAGCGTGGGATGAGATCGTCCCGCAGCTCGACGAGGCTGGCCTGGTGTCTCCCGCTGATGGTCCGGCGATCGAGATCACGCTCAGCGCGTTCGTGGCGTCGCGGAAGGCGTACGTCGAGCTTCTCGAGGCTCACAGTGTCCTGATGTGGGACGCGAAGAACGAGCGTTACATGAAGCACCCCGCCGACGCCGTGGCCCGTGCGCAGGGTGCGCTGTTCCTGGAGTGTGCGAAGCAGCTGGGGATGACGTTCGTGTCCCGGGCCCGCACACCTTCGGCGAAGGGGGCCGCTGATGACGAGGCGAACCCGTTCAGGCCGCGCTCTAGCTAGTCCTCTCAGTCCCGAGGTTGAGTGGTACCTCACCAGCCGCGGTTATGGCTTGCCGCGGTGCATACCCCGGATCCGCACATCTGAGCCTCGTGATGTACCGGGCGCCATGTTCAACCCGGACGAGGTTGATCGCAAGATCGCGGCGTTGAGGCACCTGCGGCACACGAAAGGCCGCTGGGCAGGACGCCCACTCGTGCCGACATCGGAGCAGGTCGCCTACATCCTGGCCCCCGTGTTCGGCTGGCAGCGCGTGAACACGGACGGCCGGCTGGTGCGGATCATCCGCAACCTGTACGTCGAGATGCCTCGTAAGGGCGCGAAGACCACGATCGGGTCGGGGATCGCGTTCCTGCTCGCGTTCGCCGATGACGAGCCGGGCGCTGAGGTGTTGCTGGGTGCGGCCTCGCGGGATCAGGCGGGCGCAGCGTTCAAACCGCTCGCAGCCCTGGTGAAGGGCTCGTCGTTCCTGCAGTTGGAGGGCATCCGAGCGCTGCGGTCGGAGATCGTGCAGGACGTCACGGGCTCGGTCGTGAAGGTGGTTTCGAGCCGCGGCGACTTGGCGCACGGCGCGAACGTTCACGGCGGCCTGGTCGACGAGCTGCATGTCCACAAGGATCCGTCGCTGCTCGAGGCGATCGAGTCCGGTACGGGCGCTCGTGAGCAGCCGCTGGTGGTGATCATCACGACGGCGGACGACGGCCAGACGGTGAGCGTGTACGCGCAGCGGCGCGACATGATCGAGAAGATCGCGAAGGGCGGCCTCAAGGCTCCCGGCACGTACGGGGTCGTGTTCGCCGCTGACGATCGGGACGACCCGTTCGCTGAGGCGACGTGGGCGAAGGCTAACCCGCTGTACCCGACGACGCCGAGCAAGGAGTTCCTCGAGGCTGCGGCGGATCTGGCGCGGGCGAACCCGACAGCGCTGGCATCGTTCCTGCGGTTGCATCTGGGGATGAGGTCGCGGATCGCGGGCGGGTTCGTCGACCTGGCGAAATGGGATCTGAACCGGACGATCGTCGACGAGGCGGACCTGCGGGGGCGCCTCGTCTATGGCGGCCTCGACCTGGCGGCCGTGTCGGACATCACGGCGCTGGGCTGGGTGTTCCCGGACGACGCCGGCGGGTACGACCTGGCGATGCGGTTCTGGCTTCCCGAGGATGCGCTGCACGAGCTCGACAAGCGGACCGCGAACAGTGCGTCCGGGTGGGTCAAGAACGGCTGGCTGACGCTGACCCCTGGGGATGTGACCGACTACGCGTTCGTCAAGAAGGTAATCCTGGCTGACGTGGCCGCGTTCAACGTCGCCGGTCTCGGCTTCGACCCGTGGAACTCGTCGCAGCTCGTCAACGATCTGATGGCCGAGGGGCTCCCGATGGAGAAGGTACGTCAGGGCGCGATCTCGCTGTCTGCTCCGTTGAAGGAGATCGACCGGCTGGTTCGGCTCGGTGCCCGCCCGAAACAGAAGCCGATGTGGCGCCACGGCGGCAACCCGGTGCTGCGGTGGATGGCAGACAACGTCCGGGTCCGGATGGACGCAAACGGGAACATCGCCCCCGACAAGGCGAAGTCGATGGAGAAGATCGACGGCATTTCGGCGCTGGCGACTGCGATGGCGGTCGCCTTGGCGGTTGAGGCACCACAGGAGTCGGCGTACGAGACGCACGGCGTAGACGTGATCTGAGGGGGCGGCCGTGGGTTTCTTTGATGGCATTCTGGCCAGCGTCCAGGCCGCGTTCGCGCCGCGGATTCTCCATATCGGGTCGAACGAGATCGACCTTGACGGGTCGATGCTCTCGCCCGCTCAGATGTGGCGGTCGCAGCCGCACCTGCGGACGGTTGTCGGGTTCCTCGCGCGCAACGTGGCGCAGCTGGGTCTTCACGTCTATGAGCGCGGTCCTGACGACAGTCGTACCCGGAACCGCGATTCGATGACGGCTCGCGTGCTTGCGGTCGGCGACGGCCAGGTGACGTCGGTGGACCGGATCTTGGCGCTCGTGGCGGACTACGAGCTGTACGGCCGGGCGCACTGGCTGGTCCTTCGCAGCTCCACGACCCCGACGGGATGGAACGTCCGGCGCCTACCGCCGGCATGGGTGACGCCGGCCGATTCGACCCCGTTCGAGGTCCTCAAGTACGACGTGATCACCTCGAGCGGCTTCCAGGAGCGCATCCCCGCCTCGCAGATCGTGACGTTCGTCGACTATGAGCCGATGGGTGGCTTGGAGGGTTCTGCGACGATCCAGGCGCTCTCTGGGACCCTCCGCGAGCAGCTTGAGGCCGCGACGTACCGGCGCCAGATGTGGAAGCGCGGCGGACGCGTGTCCGCAGTCCTGTCGCGCCCCAAGGACGCCCCGAAGTGGGGCGACACGGCACGCGAGGCGTTCCGGGAGGACTGGTACGCGAAGTACACCGGCAACGGCCCGAAGGCCGGCGGCACGCCCATCCTCGAGGATGGCATGACGCTGAACAAGATCGACTTCTCCGCGACCGAGTCACAGTTCGTCGAAGCGGCGAAGCTGTCGCTCCAGACCGTCGCCTCAGCGTTCCACGTCGAACCGTCCATGGTCGGCATGGGCGACTCTGCGACCTACTCGAACATGCGCGCCTTCCGGAAGATGCTCTACTCGGAGACCCTGGGGCCGCTGCTGAAGATCATCGAGGCTGTCGTCAACGAGAAGCTCATTCCGATGCTCGGCGACGACCCGACGAAGGTGTACGTCGAGTTCAACCTGCAGGAGAAGCTCGCGGGCGACTTCGAGGAGCAGGCGCGGGTTTTGTCGACCAGCACCGGGCGCCCGTGGATGACCGTGAACGAGGCGCGCAAGCGCCAGAACCTGTCGGCGATCGTCGGCGGCGACACGCTGGTCGTCCCGCTGAACGTGACTGTCGGGGGCCAGGCGTCCCCGACCGACTCCGGTAGCCAAAACACGGTCACGGACCCCGTCCACGAGTCGACCCCGAAAGCCGCAATCCCTGAGTTCAAGTCCGACAGCGCCATCCAGGATGAGATTGCCGCGTTCCTAGAGCGTCAGCAAAGGTCGCTGCGGTCCAAGGTTGGTGCTGTCGGTCTCGGCGGTGACTGGTGGGACGGCGAGCGGTGGAACACAGAGCTCGAGGCCCTGCTGCTCGCGATGTCTCGTACGACATCCCTGGCCGAGGCTCGCCGCACACTCAAGGATGCCGGGCTCGACCCTGCTGTGTACGACGACGCTCGGACGGTCGCCTACCTGCAAGAGGTGTCGCGGCTGTCGTCGGAGAGCATCAACCAGACGACCCACGACAGGGTCTCGACTTCTGACGGGAACCTTGACGGCGTGTTCGCCGACCAGGACGAGCGGGCCGGTTCGATCTCGACGTCGGCGCAAACGTTCGCGAAGGGTTTCGGCGCTGTCGAGGCGGGGCGTCAAACCGGGGCGCTCACCAAGACGTGGGTCACCGGGATGAATCCGCGCCAGTCGCACGCCGCGATGAACGGCACGACGATCCCGATCGACGAAATGTTCTCTACGGGCAAGAAGTGGCCATCCGGGCCGAACTGCAATTGCACGGTCACCGTGCAATGGAGGAGTGGATCATGAGGAAGTACGCCCAACTGCTCCAGGTGAAGGCGGGTCCGACTGACGGTCTCGCTGAGGGCATGTTCACCGGATACGCATCGGTGTTCGGCAACAAGGACTCGTACGGGGACGTGGTGCAGCCGGGCGCGTTCACGGCGACCCTGGCCGCATGGAAGGCGTCCGGGGACGTCCTGCCCGTGTACTGGGGTCACGACGGTGGCGACCCGTTCAGCAACATCGGCGGTGTCATCGACGCGGCCGAGGACCCGAAGGGTCTTCTCGTCACCTGCCAGCTCGACATCGAGGAGATGAAGGCCGCCAAGGTCTACCGGCTGCTGAAGGGCCGGCGGGTGAAGCAGATGTCGTTCGCCTACGACATCGTCGAGGGCGGTCCGGCGAAGTCTGAGACGCTCGGCGACTATTTCAGCCTGGACGTGCTCAGCCTGTACGAGGTGTCGGTTGTCCCGATCGGCGCCAACCAGGAGACCGAGATCCTGGCCGTCAAGCACCTAGCCGAGGCCGTGAAGGCCGGCCGGGTGCTGTCGGCGGTGAACGAGTCGTCGCTGCGTGATGCGCGCGGCGCCATTGACTCCGTCCTGTCTGCGCTGGACGCGCAGGACGGCAAGTCCGCCCATCCGGGCGGCGACAACCAGGGCAAGACCAGCGGCGAACTTGAAGCCAAGGAAGTGGCCACGACCGAAGAGCCGAATCCGGCCAAGGTACTCGTCACAACCGAAGAGCCGAAGGCGGGGCCGACCGTCGAGGACCTGCAAGCACAACTCCGACTCATCGCCCTCTGAGGGCAGAAGGACACAGAAATGAATCTCAAGGAGATGCTGGCAGCCGCGATCAAGGCGGCCCAGGACATCGTGGACGGCGCGAAGGGCCGGTCGATGACCGACACCGAGCGCGTCGAGGTTGAGGCGAAGATCGCCGAGGCCACGAACATCAAGGCCCAGATCAAGGCCGCCGAGGGTGACGACGCGCTCATGGGGCGCCTCGCATCGTTCGGTGCGGTCAAGGGTGGCGGCGACGACACGCCCGCCAAGTCGCTCGGCGAGCACTTCGTCAAGTCGCTCGGCGACCGCTCGATCAAGGGCATGACGCGCTTCGAGGCGCCCGAGTTCAAGGCGGCCGCCGACACGCACGGCAGTGGCGGGACGGCTGGCGACTACGGTCCGCTGGTCACCGACATCGACCGGTCGTTCGTCCTGCCGTACCAGCGGCCCCTCGTCATCGCCGACATCATCCCCTCGGGGCCGGTCAGCGGGTCCGCGATCACCTACCCGGTGTTCGGCGCGCTCGAGGGCAACGCGGCCACCGTCGCCGAGGGTGGCGCGAAGCCGCAGATCCACATCGCTGACCCGACGTGGAAGACGGACGCCCTGGGCGAGGTCGCGGCCTTCTTCAAGCTCACCGACGACATGGCCGAGGATCTGCCGTACGTCGCGGGCGAGATCGAGACCACGGCCCGCTACGACCTGTTGCTCCAGGAGGAGGTGCAGATCCTCAGCGGCGGCGGCGTGTCTCCGAACCTGGACGGCATCATGCATCGCAGCGGCGTGCAGACGGCGGTCAAGGGAGCGGATACGGTCGCGGACGCGATCTTCAAGACGTTCTCGCTGATCTCCGGCGCCAGCCCGTTCGCGGCCGACTTCATCGTCATCAACCCTGAGGACTACGAGGCGTTGCGGCTCACGAAGGACGGCAACGAGCAGTATTACGGCGGGGGCTTCTTCTCCGGCACGTACGGCAACGGCGCGATCGTCATGGAGCCCCCGATCTGGGGACGCCGCACCGTCGTCACGCAGGCCATCACGGCCGGCACGTTCCTCATCGGCGCATCCCGCGCCGCGAAGATCCTCCGCAAGGGTGGTCTGAGGGTCGAGTCGACCAACAGCCACGCCGACGACTTCACCAACGACAAGATCACCGTCCGGATCAAGGAGCGCCTCGGCCTCCAGGTGAAGTGGCCGTCGGCATTCGTCAAGCTCACGCTCGTCTGATGCGTGAGTACCACGTCCGCATCGGGGGTCGAGTGCACACGATGCAGCTGGACGATGACGACGTGAAGCGCTACAAGGTAGTCGAGACCCCGACCGAGAAGCAGGCCCCGAAGCCTGCGAACAAGCAGGCCGCGAAGCCTGCGAACAAGTAACGGGAGGGGGCGCCATGGACAGCGATCTGATG